TAGCACCAGCCGGGACGGTGGTCGATGTCCACGGGCTTTCGTTCATGGGGCCTACGCAGTCGGCCAAGGTCGCGCCGTTTACTGGCTTGGGGCGTACCGTGCAGGGCATGGACCACATGTTGGAGAACCCGCCGCCCGGCTTAGACGTGCTGGTAAAGGTGCGGACCACGACGGCGGTGGGTGCCCACGTCGGAGCGACGGGGTAGGTTGTGGCGTTACTGAACAAGGACCAGACTTTGCCCTTGGGGGCCTTACAGGAGCCGTTCATCAGGCTCAGGTCGGCAATGCTGGCACCCTTGAGGACTGGGCATACTGAGATACCCATAGGGAACGTGTTGCCGTTAACCTTTACGGTCTTGCCGGGTACCGCCACCGTCGCGCTGGAGGCGCAGAGGGCATAGGGGGTGTGGCAGATGGCAAGGGACGGCGAGGCGTCAGCCGTGGTCGCGGCGAGAAGGGCTAGGACAATAAGGATCTTCTTCATACAGCCTCCGGGGCCGGGTTAACCTGCGGCGCGGCCTGCTTCTGAATTTCCGCAATTACGGGAGCGACCTGAACATACGGGCCGTTACCCAGCGCCTGAAGAATGATGTTGATCTGGTCGATGGTGAGTTCGAGTTGCATTATTTAGTCTCCAGTGCGGTTAAACGGGCGGTGAGTTCTTGGATGGCGGCGACGAGATGGGGGACGATCTTGCTGAAATCCACGCCCTGCGCGTTGATGCTGCCGTCTTCGTTTACGGCATCCTTTTCGCCAGACACCGCATCAGGAATAACAGCCTGAAGTTCGTGGGCTATGAAGCCTTCGCCAGCAGAGCCGTTGCTGATCCAATCATAAGTTACGGGTTTCAGTGCCGCGACTGTAGCTAGTCCGCCAGTCATGGGCTGGACGTTTTCTTTCAAGCGGTAGTCGGATGTAGTATTAAACGCAACGCCAGTGCCACCGACATCAGTGATTGAGCCTGTTTCTGTGGCGAAAGTATTGATAAAAAAGCTTAAAAATCTGCCGCTGGCGCTTGCCCCGCTGTCAGATATAGCCAAGCCGGTTTCAGAGGCTTGTGTGCTCAAGATGTTTTGACGCGCGTTATTTGCGGTGGTCGTATTGACAAGCAGTCTGCCGCTGGCGTTGAAGCGGGCGACTTCGGCGTTGTTGATGCCGAAGTAGATGGGCTGGGCTGCGCCAGTATATACGGCCAAGCCGCCAGCGCCGTTGCCATACACATATGCGCCGTCTGCCTTGCCCATAGCAGTGGGGGTAAAACCAGTTCCATGCACCCCAAAGAGAGCTATGGACGTTCCGTTTAATGCTTCAAATACTGCTTGAGATGCCGCACCGGCGCTATTGTTCAGGATAGCGGAAATAGATGCCGCGTTCTGGTTCTGCGTAATATCCAGAATGTTGCTCGGCGTCATGCCGATGCCGAGAAGACCCGCACTGGAAATGGCACCGCTTCCAGGCAGAGTTGTGGTCCCGGTGAAAGTGACATTCGCCAAAGACGATGTAGTGTTACCCAAGCCGATGCTTGTACCGCCAATGGTCAATGTCGTGTTGAAGTTAGCGTCAAGCTGGCTCAACGGGATCGGAGCCGTAGCTGCGCTAAAAGTATAAGGAACGCCTGTCATTTTAGAACCTCGCTCTATATTCGTATTCTAGTTCAAAAGTATTATACACCAGATTTGATGTATTGCTTGTCATGGTCAAGCCAATGTATTTCTGGCCGCTAGACCCGCCGCTAGGCTGCTGGGCATCGCTGCGATAAAGCTGATAGCCGCCAAGGCCACCAACCCATTGGACAGTGGCATTGGAATTGTTGGTCCACGGAATTGCCGTGCCAAAATTGTTCAGCCAGGTCAGGTAATTGGCCAAGGTGTACTGGCTTGAAGAATTAAGCGGGTTGTCAACGGTCACATTGATAAGACCGCCGCCAGACGGGATAATCGCCTCGACGCCAAACTTGAGGGTCTGCTTGTCCCGGATCGGATCGCCCAAGGGCCAGAGCGCCGTCTGGATGATCGACGAAACCGCATTGGTCGTATTGTCCGAATACAGCTTGTAAAGCTGCTTGCCGCTGGCCCCATACAGACCAAGGGTACCGCCCACAGGCGAGCCGGTAATAAAGTTGATCGTGCCCTGGTTGGTCAGGAACCACTTCTTGTCAAAGAACACCGCCTGTATCCAGCGGCTTCCGCCAAACGTCAGGTTCGTGCAGTAGAAGTTAAACGCCGCGCACAGGATGTTATTGATGATGACCTGCCCAGCAGTAATGGGCTTGGTGAAGTCAATCAGCGGGTAAATACCGTCTAGGGCATCCGACAGCTTCACCATCGTCGAGCCAATAAGGCCGTACACCCCATAGTTATTCTGGAGCATGATGTAGCGGTAATAGGGGAACACAGAATAGTTCAGGGTCGTGCCAATGGACGCTGAAATGTTTGTGTTGGTCAGATTGGTCGTACCGCCGGAATTAACCAGGACGTCGCTGATGATGTTTACGGAATCATCGCCAAAGAAATACAGGAAGTTGTTGGCCACACACATTCCAAGAATGTTGCCGTGCAGCGTGGAGTCTGTGACATAGAAGCTGCCAGCCGAGGGGCTAACAAAGTCATTGAAGTTGGTGGACGCCGAATAGATAAGCTGACGCCCCTGGCTCACCCAGACGCGGCCCGCATAGGTCGCCACATCCGTAACCGCATTGCTTTCGACAAAAGCCGAAACCGTGGCGTTAGAACCATCTCCGGTGACGGTTACAACCAGATTGGCCTGATTGGAGTAGTTGTTGCCAAGGCTGTTGGGGATGATGTTGATGATGGAGCCATTGGAAATAATGGCCGTCGCATTGGCCGTATTATCGCCGCCGCCGCCCGTCACCGTCACGTTTGCATAAGTAAACCCCTGACCGCCGTTCAAGACTTGGTAGTAAACCTGCCCGGTGCGGAAACTCAGGAGAGAAGCAACGGCCTGTGCATCAGAGCCGCCGCCGCCGCTAATCGTGATCGTCGGGGGATTGGTGTACCCGGTCCCAGGCTGCGTCCAGAGCAGTTCGCTGACAACATTGCCAACCAGAACCGCAGTCGCCTGTGCCTGGATACCGCCCGATGTGTCGGGGGCGCTTACGATCACAGCCGGGACGGACGTATAGCCCGATCCAACATTGACCATGCCGATAGCGCCGCCCGCCCCCAATGGGGTAGTGTTGGCACCATCCCAAACATACAGACCCTTATTGGGGTCGCCAATGATGGCGTACTCTGTGTTGAACTGGGTGCAGGACATATTGGACCCGGTAAAAGTGCCGTTCGCAGCCACCGTCACCACGTTGCCATTGTTTACATCGTAAAACTGGCTGGCCCCGGTATCCTCAAAGGTCGCAATGTAGGTATTGGCCTTCACCTCAATGCTGGTCATGTAGGTAACATTGCCAACAAATGTTACGTTTGCGGCAGCGTTATCCTTGGACGGAAGCGCCCCCGGAATGATCCTGATGTTACCGGACCCGATGGGCTGGGCGTTCTCAATCCATGAGAACTCATCTTCATCAATGGCGGTACGATGCGCCTTCGTGTTCAAAGACTTGAAAGCCTTTGATACATGGTAGCGCTTCTTTTCTTCGGGGCTTTGCGCGGCCATGATTAGTACGGCGTCGAATAGGGGTTCGGTATCCTGCGCGTATAGCTAGTCGCAAGGACATTCTGCATACGCTTGATGTATTCCTGCTTAAATATCTCCGACTCGCCGTAAGCCTGTTCCTTGTACTTGGCCTGGTGACAGGCATAGAACGCCACCGGCCCGGTAAAGGTATCGGGGATCGTATCAATGTCAGAAGTGTTGGTCATTTTGGTGGGCAAGACCACCGTATCCAACTCGATCTGATAGTTCTGATCCGGGACAGGGGAGATGTAATAGCTGGTTGCCGAGCCATAGACCGAGAAAGCAATGGGACGGCCATTGTAATTCTGCCAGAACCGAAGTTCGGCATTGAACTGCGTCCAGGGCAGGTAACGCAGCGGAACGCGCGTATTGCCCCAGTACAGGTTGATATTCAGAACATCAAAGGTGTTGTTGCCATTTGGCAGGGTAGCAAAGGTGTAAACTTCCTGCCCCTGAATGGCCACATCCGGCTGCAATTGCCGCAAACACCCAGTATCTCGCGCAAGACGATATCTGCCTTGGTTGATATACTGGGTTAGTTCTTGGTCTGTATAAAATGCGCCTGTGGCATCATGCAGGAGTTGTCTACACTCCGTTATGTACTGCCCTAGCGTTACTGTTGACGCCATTCATGGCTCCGTTGCTCACGTTGCCAGGGGCGCAATAGCGAGCTTTCCCCCTGAACCTTTTGGGTCAGACAGGGGTACTCGCTCCACCACCGGGGATAACGAGTGGCGGGTCTGGGATTTTTCGGGCGGTTCAAACTTGAACTTGGACAGACGCTCAAGACCGGATTTCATGTCGTTCCGGGTAATCGACCAACCAAGACGTACAACCCACGGTTCTTTGTCCAGTTCATTATATCCAAAGATATGATGCGCTGCGATAAGGGGGAGCGTGACAGCAACCTTTGAGGGAAACTTAAAAAGTTCCCCGTCAAACATGTCTTCAAAGTCTTCCTTTGAAGTATTGGTCACTGTCACTTCGCTCATCTTATCCCCGTTTAGAACCTGACAACATCGCCGTAGACACGGATTTCAGCGGTGTTGCTGTTACCGGCAACCACATTCACGTTCACATAAAGAGCGCTGGTGGTGTTACCGTTGACAACAACATTACCGCCAGCAACCGTCATGTCCTGGAAGGTGTTGACGCCCGTAATGCTAGACAGCGCGGCGTTGGAAACAATCGCGTTGGAAGCATTTCCGTCGTTAGACGTAGTGATTGAAACGTAAGTCGAAGACATGCTCCCGGACGGGTTCATGACCGAAACGCGGCGGATAATCACGGCACCCGAAGCACCAGCGGTGGTGCTGTTGGTCAGACCGCCACTAAGCAGCGGAATGGTCACAACAGCATTACCGGCGGTGTTCAGCGGGGTAGCCGAAGCAATGCCAATACGCGCCTGGCCAAAACTGTCCAGGTAAAATTGACTGACTGAATCTACGTTAGCCATTGGCTACCTCCTAGCTGGTGAAGGTGCCGCTGGCTGCCTGACCACCGTTCACCGTTACTAGAACCAGCGTACCGTTGGTCGTGGTGTTGGCGTACATATTGACGCCATCCGAAACCAGCAAACTAGCCGAATTGGCCGCAACGATGGTGACGTTAGACGCGCCACCCAGGTTGCCCAAGACCGTGCAGTTAGCAGGGGTATTGGCGTAATAGGTTCCAGCCGGGATCACGATGTTGGCGTTCGCGCCAGCCGTATTCACGGTGATGTTGGCGTTCTGCCAATACGCACCAGCCGTGTTGGTGGTGCTATTGGAACCGGCCAGCAGGATTTTATTTAGTGCTAGAGACATCCGGTCCTCCCTTAAATGCTAAGGCTGTTGTAGTTGGTGACTTTGGTCATGGACTTCGGCTTGGTCGAAACCAATTCCGCAATCATCAGGACCGCACCAACGTAACCAATCTGCCAGTTGGGCAGAGTGGACTCAAAGCCGGTAAACACAAACGAACCCTGATCGTGGATGTACAGGGACATGTAGTTGGTGTTCAGCAGGTACAGGGTGCCTTCGGGGCAGTAGGGGTCCGGGTAAATCGGAACGCCCGCCACCATGAGGGCGCGGAACGCCGCCTGGGGACCGTTGGCATCACCGTCAAAGCCGGAGCCGGGGGTGATGACATACTGTTCCTGGCCAACATAGTCCTGCGCCAGCAGGGTCCAGGTGCCAAAGCCGCAGACGCCAAAGGTCGGCACTTCAGCGCCGTTCTTCACGGTGCCGCTGATGTACTGAAGGACGTTCTGACGGGTCGGGTTGACGTTACCGGCGTTGTACTGCTTGGACTTCCACCAGGCATACGTCGAACGGTTGATGTTACCGTAGGTCGCCGTGCCAGTACCATCGTCCACCGCAGCGGGCAGACCAATGAACTGCTGGTTGTTGGTCGTGTTGGTGTACAGCGAGGTCGCCATAGCATCCATCATGCAGTTGGTCGCATCGTTCATACGGGCTTCGATCAGCGGGATAACCGCGTAATCTTGCTGCACAGCGCCTTCCATACCCAGGAAGGGGACCGGGGCAATCATTAGCTTCAGGTTAAACTCAGCATTGTAAGCGCCCTGCTGAACGGACGGCTGGCTAAACGAGCCGCTGTAGTCCGACCACTGAGCGTTCACAAACTGGGCACCCTGAACAGGGGCGGTCACGGAGGACACACCGCCGGAGGCAGACTGCGAGTTAGCGATAAGAGCCGCAAGAAGCGGCGTCGAGTTGTAGATCTGGACAACCATCTTTGGAATAAACGCACGCCGGGTGACGTAGGTAAGTTCCGTATACTGCTGTGTGCCAGATGCGGGTAGTATACCACCACCAATCGGCATGTTTTATTCTCCTAAAGGTTCCTATCCCCTAAAAACATTAAAACCCAACGATCTTCGGATTCTTCCGAAGTTCCGTCAGGGCCTTCGCTGCTTCATCCCGTGCCGCCGTAACCGGATTCTTCCAGTACGGGTTCAAATCTCTGCGCGTATTGGGATCAAATACGTTCCGGTTGTAAGTCGGCGGCGTGGGTGTGGCAGACTGAGACATCCACTTGTGGTATTCCGCAGCCGTGTCATGGCTGGTGATACCCTTCTCAAGCATCAGCTTTTCAATGGCGGTCACGTCTTCATCGTCCTTGGCCAAGCCCTTTTCCTTGAGAGACCGGCGGCGACGTTCCAGTTCAGCCCGCATGTCCTTTTCAGCCAGCTTGGCTTCAAGTGCGGCCAACTTGGCATCCGAGGTGTTTGTTACCTGGTTCATCCGCTCATCCAGGTCCAGTTCAGGAACCGGCATGTTCGGACGCCTCATCTTGGCAAGACGCAAAAATTCCTTGCGAGTTTCCGGGCTATCGGAAAGTTCACGCGCCAGAAGCGCCAGTTCGTCGCGGGCGTCAGAGCCCAAGTCTTCGAGAGTGGCCATAATCCCCTACCTTCCTCAGATGACTTTCTTGGTGTCACCAGGCTTCGAAAGCTGCTGGTACTTGCTGCGCGGGCCGGTCTTGGTCGCGCCGTTCAGGCCACCAAATTCCGCATAGCGCGGCGTATTGACGATCTGGCCGTTCTGCTGCTTGTTGTCAGTGGGACGGCGGGGCTGCGAAGCGCCACGCGGCTTAAAGAGTTCCATGTTACCTCACATCGGCGGTGCGCCGGGAATCCCCCCCGGCATAGGTCCACCGGGCATTCCTCCCGGCATAGGTGCGCCACCCGGAGAAGGCGGCGGAATAACTGGCTTGGGGGGCGTCGAAGGACGCGGGCCGAGAACGGCGGCAACTTCCGGGGTGACGTTTCCGGCCTGGGGCAAAGACCCCAAAAGCTGCAAAATTTCTGCGGGCTGAAGTTCGTTGGTGCGGGGCTTCTTCGGACCCAGAAGACCAGAGAGCGAACGAATCGCCGCCATCGCCTTCTGGCCTTCATCGCTTTCAGAACCAAGCGACGGAATAGCCTGTTCAATCAAATCCAGCGCCATAGCCAGATTGACCATCGCGCCTTCCTTGTTGCCCATCTTGGGTTCGGGGGTAGACATCGGCGCGGCCATCGGTCCCGGCGCAGCTTCAGCGGGAGTCGCAGCACCAGTGGGTGCGGCACCGCCCATATCAGATTGAAGCATCGACTGAAGACGATCCGGCGAAATATCTGCCATAAGCATCAGGCCCAAAAGAACACTGACGTTGTTGTAGATACCGAATGTGGGGGTGCGTCAAGATGTCGCGGGGTATTTTTTACTTCCGCCCCGCGTCAGAAGCCAATAACCGGGTCTGACCCGTTTATTAGTTAGCGCTTGGCCTTACGACCGCGCTTCGCCTTATGCTTTGCCATGGTAATCTCCGTTGGCGTTGAGTTATATCCCCTGAAAACAATACCTTAGCGCTTCGACTTGCGCTTGCTGCGCTTCATCTTCTTGTACATTTTTAACTCCTTGTCGCAACCCGCCCTGTCCTCTTGGCCGGTTTGACGTTGGTTGTGCGGTATTTTACCGAAGGACTCCTCTGAGTATCAGAGATTTGGCTGGCCGTCATTCTCGGCTGGTCCCCGGTGGTGCTTCTGTCAGCCACGCTTGCCCCCTTGGATGGACTTCATCCCGCCGTCTGCGGGCGGGGGCGGTTCTTTCGCCTGGGCTTCCTGCATCAATTTCAACCGCCTCTTGAGAAGCTGTTTCATCGGAGGATCAAGCAAATCCAAAAGCGATTCTTTGTCAATGGCCCCGGCTTTGAGAAGTTCAAATGCCAGCGTCCTCATGTCTTCCATGAAGATCGGACTGTTGCTGTGGGCATCGACCTTTACGCTGTAGTCTTTGGTGAACTGCTCCAAGACAAACTTGTTGCCTTTATCATCGGTGTAGTGAGTAGCATCGTGTTGCTGGAGCAGTTTCATGTACTGCGTAGCCACGCGAGCAAGGGAATCCTCAATAACCAAAGCCGCCTTTTTAGCGCGAGAAGAACCAAGCCTCGCAAGCTGGGACGCATGGCCAGAGGACCGCACACCTTGTTCGCCACGCCCGGAAAGCACAGCGCCAATGCCGCTTGCCTCCTCAAACATGGCGTCAATCTCGCGTACTTCGCGGAATAGATCGTCAGGCAGGTCAGGGGCCAGACGCTTAATATCGGAGTTGGGCATGTCCGAAGACATAAGCCCGCCAGGACGGTTCAGGGCAAAGTCGCGTTCGTCCTGAATACCGCTAATGCCGGTCAGGAAAGTGGGCGGATTGACCTGCTTGGACAGCAAATCAAGGATTTCCGTAACCCGCTTGTTCCGCATTTGCTGAAGCAAAAGCAGCTTTTGAACGCCTGATTGACCCCAATAATAGTCAATCTGGGGGTAGGGGCAGACCTGAATGAACGGCAATTCGCCCTTCAGATACAGTTCCTTGCCGGGGCGGTCATACACAATGACGTTGGGATCAGCGACGGTAATGACTTGGTAATCGTCTTCTTCGTCGTTCCAGACCCACAATTCCCGCATTTCCACGGTGTCTTCGGCCACCTCGGCCTTCATGCGGTTAAACCCGTACAGGTCCAGGTTCACCGTGCCGTAGATAGTGGGATTGGTTTGGGAAAGCACAATGCGGTCAACCGCAGCCGGAACATGCTCAACCTCATGCTGCGCCGACTCAATGCGCTTGATGATGTCGTCCCTTTTGGGGTGCGAATACAAGCGGGCGTAAAGGTCTGACTTGGTGATGTAGTAGCTTTGGACAACGGCCTCCTGACGGTCAGTCGAGGCAATATCCTCGCGCAAGACGCCCATGCTGGCCGGGACAACCACATAGGGGTGAACGCCGTCACGCCAGACCAGCTTGATAAAGCAGGAGTTGAAGCAAAGCGCCCAAGTAATCGCGGAAAGGAAAGACTTGTCCCCTCCAGAATCCATCCACTTGTCGTTCAGGGATTCGACCAGAGTGGTCAGCTTATCGTACTCAAACTTCGGTGCCGTGGCCCCCAGGTTGATTGTAAAGCGGGTGGTATCAGCGGCGTACAGGAAGCTGATTAGCTGGTCGATGGTGGGGTAAATCTTGTTGAACTGGGCGGGACTTTCTTCCGGGCCAGCGCCAAAGAGATAGAAAGACCTGAGAGAAGAATAATCCGCACGACGGGCTTCGACGCTAACCTGACACTTCTGGATCAGGTCGTTTACGAAATACTCTCGCTCGATCAGGTCTTTAGGTAGTCTCATTTGTCAATCTTCAGGTTCTCATGGTCAGCAACATAACTGGCCGTGGTTGGTCCCCTTTTTACACCGACATCAGTGGGTTTTACACCAACACTCTCGCCGCGTACAGATTTAAAAGCGCCTCCGCCCATAATGTTCTGCATGGAGAAACTGCCCGTGTTGCCCCACATCACGGAATCTCCGGGCCGGGGTTCGGCGGGTTTGGTCGCATTGTTTCGGGTAAAGTAACCGGCCTGGTTGTCCCCCTCTTTGGTGGACTTGATGTTGGTCATGTTATAGTCCGACGCCAAGTTGGTCAGGGTTTTGTCCATGTCGGCGGTGCGGGTAGAGGTCCGAATAGACGGTCCCGACACCATCTGGCGGGGTTTGCAGCGGCACTTGGGCTTCGGGCAGCGTACTGCATCGTCGCTCCAGGCATCAAATTCGCCGTGTTTTGAGCAGATAAAGCGGTTCAGGATAGCCATTTACCTCTCCAGTTCTTCCTTGAAGGTCGTTTCGGTATAACAATTCTTGTTCCGCATCCCAACTTTCAAGCCCACCTGCCCACCCTTTAGAGTCAGGCGAAGGCCGGGATTGAGGGGGATTTTGGCTTCTTTGCGGTAGGCAATGTACCGGGTTCGATCCCGGCGCTTGTAAATGGACACTTCCCCGTTTTCGAGGGCCTTTAAGGCGCGTTCCATCCTGATTTGGGTGGTCGGAGTAATGTCCGTGGTCTTGTGCTTGAAGACGTTTCGGAAGGTGTCGATGGAAATTCCGGCCAATTCCGCCATCAAGCGCTCGCTCATATTGGTGGTTTCGTCGGCTATGAACCGTTCAACCGCTGCCCTGATTTCCTTCTTGGTCATCATTTCTCAGGGCGTTCCACAAAGATGACCTGGCCCTGGGGTGTCGCAAGGTAAGACGTTTCCCCGCTTTGCTGCCACTTCGGCGCATTTGATTTGGCCCACTGTGATTCATTGCTGAATGATTTGTGGTAGGGAGTTTTCCAATAATCCGGGTAATGCAGCTTTTTATCGGTTGGGTTTACCGCCGTCATAGCCCGTGGGTCTTTGTTCTGAAGGGCAAGCCAAAACCCACGCATGTCGTAATCTGGGGTTTGCGAAGTCAGATTAACTGGCACTTGGTTTTGTTTAACCCATTGCAAAAATTGAGTCTCTTTCTCCGGTGACAGCTTGGCCATTTGGGTTTGCCAATTCTGTTGCGACCACGGCACGTTGCGCTGCAAATACTGTTGTGGCGAAAGGTCTTTTTGCTGCTGTATCGCCGCCTTTAAAGCATCTGAAATACTAGCCATTACCTTGCTCCGTAGACCCCTATCTTTTTGAGGTAAGTTGAAACGCCAGACTGTACCGAAAGTTGTTCCGGCGTAAAGTCCTCCTGGCGCTTGGAAATGCCGCGCGTAATCTTGTTCTGGATCAGGCGAGGCCAGACCTGCTCGGCATAGACGGCACAGGCCATAGCCGCC